CTTACCAACATATTGATCCAGATCATTAAGAAGGGTCATACGCTCCCTCATTAACTCACCAGCTTTCATTTCTGCATAATGATTATCTTCTGAATAATGGAAGAAGATATCTTTCTTCATTGAAAGCCACTCTTCTCTAGTAGTAATACCTTTAAGAAGCAGTTGTGTTTCAAGTAGTTTATAGAACATTTCATTGAATCGTGAACGAAGACGATTAATAAACTTTTTAAACTTGATCTCATCACGAGTAATCTCAGAAGCACGACCCAAGTTGAATTGGTTTTCAGCTTCCATTCTTGAGATAGGAACATTGAGTGACTTATAGAGTTTTTTGCGGAAGTAATCAACATCTTCCATCTCACCAAGATTTTGGCCACCTGGAAGTGTAGAAATTTCTGTACCACGACCACCTTCGCGACGAGGAAGCCAAAAGTCTTCCATCATTGTCATGTGTTTGCGATCATCTCTGACTTCACCAGTGGATGCATCATATACCAACTTATTCTTATGCTTAACCATCATATCACGAAGATACTGCTCAGCTTTCTGTTTAGGAAGGTTACCTACATCAATGTAGAAGATACGGCGCTCTGGTGCTCTTGATAGACGATAGATTACCACTGCATCTTCTAGCATACGTAACTGATTAAGTGGCTTGATAGCTTTGTGTAGATAACCTAACACATGCTTATTGTCCTTTGAGTAACTACCCGAATGACAATATACAACTGCATCAGATGAAATCTTCAAGCCTTGAGTCTGACCATTCTTCAATCCCTTAGGAGCATAGAGGTAGTACTCATTGAAACCTTTTGGCAATGTGACTTGTCTTCCGTCAACTGCCTGAGCTTCTGCTTTAGACTTCTTTCTTTCTCTAACTTTTTTGATCTTGCGTGGATCAATGTAACGAAGTTCCTTAATACCATCTCTAGGATTCTTCTCATCAATCATCATGTGATAGTATTGACGTCCATCAACATACCATCTTCTGAAGATTTCATAACCTTTATTTTGGAAGTCAACGAGCTTGAGGATATTATCAAACTCTGCTCTAATTGTCTTCTTAATTCCTGCGCTGTAGTTAATTGCATCTACGTCAATAGCAACTGGTGACGTATCACCTTCAATAATAATTGCTTCATTGACAATATCGTCTACAGCTTGGTCACATTCAGCTTGAAGGACCATATCCCGGTAACGTGTTACAAGTTCACCTTCTGTCTTTGCAGCGCCTTCCATGTCCACGTAAGTACCATAGGCACCGCCAGGAGCTAGCTCAATTGCACCATCCATATTTTCAGGTGGCGCGAAAGACTTGATGTCGGGATTTATTTCATTTGGTTTTTCCGGAGTTCCAAATTTGAACCCGAACAAGTTATATTCTGCCATTTTATACCTCAGTTAAGGGGGCTGCATATCTTATTTATGCAACCCCCCATCACTATTTCACTTATTAACCAGCGACTGTATTAGTCGTGTCACCACCGCCTGTGGCTACTTTCCAGTAGTCATAAGCAAAGTTAACCTGGAATTCTTGGATTGCATCCTGATCCCAACTGACCTCCATAAGAGATACGTTGGTTGGATAGATTCCGACAAATTCATATGTTCTCAGAAGATTGCCTTCCTTACCAAATTGCTTAACTGTAGCAACTTGTTTGTAAGATGTAGCACCTTCTGTAGAACCCATGCCAGGAAGTCTGGTGTTGCCTTCATGCAGATTGATTTGGTTTGACCAAGTTTCCAATGCATTTCTGATTTGGAAATCTTCATCATTCAAAATCGTTACAGTCCAGTCTGAAAAAGTACGGTTACCTGCATACTTGATCTGACGACCAAAGTATGTTTGTGTAATCGTATTAATCGTTGCGTCTGGAATCTGCGCAGCTCTAACAAGAATTGGAGCGTTTGGAACACTCGGCACTGTTGCTGGAGTCTCGATGGTTACCTCAAATAGGGAACTACGAGCGCCGCCTAATCTAAGGCCTGACTTAAAGTCGTTTACGTTGAAAGCCATTTACTTTCTCCTCTTTCCCTATTTATTAGAACTGACCTACGATTTCATTGAAGTCAACACCTGTTCTTACAGCTACAAAGTTCAACTGAATAAAGTTGATGCTTCTTGCTGGTTTGATATAGATGTCGCCAATGAATTCGTTGCGATCGATTACTTCCCCAGTGTTATTCGTGTCATCGCAGACTACACGGAAGTCCGTGATACCGCGGCGACCTTGAACGTCACGTAGGAATGGTTCTACCAAGTTACGGAACTGCTGTCTCGTGAACTCATCGTTAAATTCAAACAATGAACTTTGAGCAGCAACCGCAATTGCTTTTTCAAGAACAATGAACAATCTACGAACATTGATTCTGTCAAATGCACTTGGTCTTGCTAGAAGTGTCTTGTCACCAAACAATACTGTGCCTTGGCCTGGGAACGATACAACTGGGTTAATACCTTTTTTGTACAGTTCATCACGCTCGGCTTTGTTTGGATTGTAAGCCAACTTAACAACATTCTTAATATTGCCACGATTGAAACCAGCTGGTGAATACCATGGATCACGGTTTGTGTCCGTGCGAACCATTAGACCAGCAGTATCACCATTCAATGGAATGTAGCGATATGTGTCGTTGTATTTGTCGTATACGTACTTGTAGCCACTATCCATTGTCACATAAGATGATGATGGAAGTGAATCGCGGAATGCGATAATGTCTTCTGCTTCTGCTCCAGCAAAACTACTGTTGTTAACAACATCATCTCTTTCTGGTGAGATGCATACGATACAGTCTTTACGTACTTCTGCAATATTATTGATAAGGTGTAGAGCTACCGTTTGGCTAGACTCACCACCAAGAATAAGTGCAACATCAATATCTTCAGTTGATTTGAATTTATTGTAAGCTGTAATGTAATCACCGTCTACTGGTTCTGCACCATCGGTGCCGCCCGACAGAGAAGCGTTAACTACATCTGTACCACCAGCAAATGCTGTTGAAGCAACACTACCTGCACCAGTTTTGACTGAGGCGTGATCATTCCACCATACATATGCTGAAACTTGATTCAATACATTTTTGTAGTAGTTTGTAGCACCATCTTCTGTTTTAGCATCTGAAGCTACAGATACATTTGAAAATACCTCAAGAACACTACCTTTTGTACCTGTCCAATCGCCATCTTCATCAGCGATAACAATGTGGATCTCATCATCAGAACCACCAGCGTTAGTAGCAAATGTAGAAGTGCCTGGAGCTTGGTCGAAGTTAGGATAGAATTCCCAACGGCGTTGTACGTTATGTGCGCTTACTGCGACATCTGAAACTGTGTTACCGTTATATGTCGAAGCAAGAGTAACTGTGTTACCACTTACTGAGGCAATCTTGATTTGTTGTCTATCTGGACCAACAGTAAGCAAATCACCTGCAGTAAGAGCATTGGCGACAGTATTGGCAGTACCACCTGCAAAGGTAAGAGCTTTTGTATTAGTAGTAATGCTGTATGTAGTATTTGCCCCTACCGAGTTAATTGTTTCTTCCCAAGCAGTTGCTGATGGGCAGATTGAAACTTTGAGTGAGTTACCCAGTTGACCTGGATACTTTGCAACAGCGATGCCTTGAGCGCCCGCCGGTGTATAATTTTCTTCGTAATCGTCTTCGTTCTTAATCAATGGAGCTGTACCGCTTGCCGAAGCATTTTTAGCAGTACTGCCAATAACACGAGTTAGAAACAACTGGTTACTGTAAGCTAAGAAGTTTGAAGCTACGAAGAAGTCCGTCGCAGTGTTAGAATTTGGCGTCTGAAAATTAGCAGCCAGTGTATCTTCACTGTCAACGATGACGATTTTATCTACAGGACCCCAACGGAAGTGACCGGCGAAAGCTGCTGTAGAAGTCGATATATTTGGTACAACTGTAGTGAGATCAATCTCGCTTACGTTTACACCTGGTGAAACCTGAAATGGCATCGTTCTTCTCCTATATGAAGTGGTTATTCTTCTTGATTATTTATAAAAAAGGCAAACTTAGGAATTTTTAGTACCAACCACCTGGTTCATCTATATCATCACTCATCCAACCTGGAGTGTGACTTGGTTCGGGTGCTGGCTCATTACCATCATCATGAAAACCAAAAGGTAATAACGAAGACTCTTCCATAGCTATCTTATCTTGCTGAAGTCTAGCTCTGATATCTGTATCCGATATATCCTTAAAGTATTGTTGTTTAACAAGCCATCCAAACAAAACAAGACACATAACCAAGTCGTCATGTGAACCTTCTTCAGCTGCAAAGCTCGTACCTTTACTTATGAAACTTGCAAGTTCAGAGATTGTATCAAAGTCTTCAATTAATAACTTATCATTCTCTATAAGATCTTTCAAGTTTCTACACCCCAAAGCCTTCACTGACTTTGTGGTTCTGATACCTAATGTTACTTGGCCACCGAATCCAGTACCCAATACCATACCAGCGCGCCCACGAGAAGCAGACGTAAGAACATGCTCGTATTCAAGTTCGTTGTGTAAGATGTCAGCCACTTGGCCGCCAATGTCGTTAGTTTCAACCAAGCAATACGCATCATTATACTCCCTACATACATTCATAATTACAGTTGGAAATAGCATTGGAGCAATTGTGTTATTACTATACTTAGCAACCATCCTATATGGAATGGCTGTTGTATCCAATACTACAAATGTGTTATAGTCAATACCCACACCTCTTGAACAGTCAACAGTAACAATGTACGTCTTCCCCTTAGAAGGCTCTTCATAGATATCAAGATAATCGAACGAACGGTTAGGTGTACGGAATGCTAGTTGACGTAATTTAGTTGAAGATATGAGGGTACTAGATGAACCAATGAACTCACACTCAAACTCCTGACGGAATTGTTCTTCCGAGGTGTTACGGATCGTCTCTTCTTTCCACTTCTCATCACGGCCAGGAATCTCAGACCAATGAATATCAATTGGAATGTAATCACTATTATCATTCTCTGCATCACTCCACATCTTATAAAAGTGATTCATACCATTAGGTGTTGATACAATAATAACTTGTGATGTAGTACCAGACGAGATAGTAGGATATACAGAAGCAAAAAACTCGTCGGCAAGATGGTTACCAACAAATGCAAACTCATCCAAGAAGATAAGATTATATGAACCACCACGAATAGCAGATGAAGACGTAGAAGCCGCTACAACTCTGCAACCGTTCTCAAGTTCAATATTACCTTTGTTCCATACCAACACACCTTGCTGTAACCACTTAGGTAGATATTCATAAGCAAGTTGGATCTTACCAAGCAAGTCACGAGCTAGTGCGCCTTTGTTGGCTAGAATAGCAATGTTCTGATCTGGATGGAATAAAATCTTCCATAGAATATAGGATGTAGTTGTTGTTGACTTACCAGACTGACGTGGTAGTTTACAAATGTTAAAACGATTGTGTACGAACTGATCCAGCATCTTCTTCTGGAAGTTCCATGGCTCAAACGGAATCAAGCCCTTGTCAACATTTACAATCTGAACATAATTCTCAACAAAGTATTGAATATCAGCTTGACATTTAAGATATTCAGCTAGTTGTTCTTTTGTAAACTCAACAGGTACGTTAGCTTTTTTTAGATTAGGATTTCCTAAGTAATGATCAGCTGTTTGACTCATTATCGTTTTTCTTCAACATTTTCTGTAACTCAGCAGTACTGCCAACAAATAGAGCGTTCGTCACACTATTTGGGCTCTCTTGAGTCTTACCTGTTATTCTATTCTGTTTCTCTCTCAAAGTCAACAGGTCTTTTTGTGCATCAGTCATTTGCTTCATTAATGTAGCTAATACTTCGAATGCTCTAGGATGTTCTGATGATTGCGCAATATCAATCATAGACTCAAGGGCTTTATTACCTAATTCTGAAACTTTATACAGATTTTCTCGGGCATATTGAAAATCGTTGTTGACCTCAGTCTCATTTTCTAGTACAATCGACTCTGTCGCCCCACTAAGACTATTATTAATCCCCATTGGGTCCAGTATCTCATCAGGTTCAATAGGT